ATTTTACATAATCTAAATTAGGCACTGATATTTTAGAACTTGCAGCTACCCAACCATAAAATAAAAGTTCTTTTGTAAATACAAAATCATGTAATATAGAACACTTAGTTAATACTGTCTTACCATGTCCTCTTGGCAATATCACTGCCAACTGTCTAACATTTAAATCATTTAATGCATCTGTCACTTCATAATGAAAAAAAGGAGTTTCACTCCTCATAAAATCATCTGGTAAAAATAATTTACCAAATGCTACTAAATCATTCTTGGCTAAAAGTAAATCCTCTTCTGCTTTAGATAAATCATTTAATATAATATTTGCCATTATTCTCTAGGTAATCGACTAATATCTATAAGACCAGGGCCAGTAGTAAGAGATTTCATTAATCTATCTTCTATATTTCCTTGAAAACCTTCCTCTATACCTTCTAATACTTCAGGAGGAACTATTTGTTTGGCTAAATTTCCTGTAGCAATTTGCTCAGTTCCAGGTATAGTTCTATTTAATGCATCTCTTCCTATTTGATGATCATAATCTAAATTACGTTTTATTCGAGCTACACCTCCTAATGTGAATGGTTCAAGTTGATTAGTTTCCTGAGGATTCATTGGCACTCCTAAAGCTCTTAAAGAATCCATCTCTATAGAAGCATTTGGATCTCCAACTGTTTCTGCAGTTCCTGCAATTACTTCTTTAAGTCCATCTAATGCTGCATTTCTAAATATACCCATATCAAAATTAAATATCTTCTTGAAAAAATTTGCATCACTTGTTTCCTTTGCATATGGAGTTCTTAAATACTTTTGAAAATCATCAGTAGGATTATATAATTTAATCCACCTTTGTAATTCTATATTGGCTAATCGAGGTATTTCATTTGTAGCAACATCATAAGCTTTCTTAAATATATCTAAAGCTCTACGATCAATCTTCTTTTTATTTGCAGGATCTTCAATTTGAACGTAAGTACTTGATGCTACTGCACTTGGATCAAATTTAATCTTAATTTGACCATCAATAAGATCATTTACAATAGTATCTTCAATTAATTGATTTTTTATTGAACTTGCCGCCTCTTCAGGCGTTTGATAGGCAGGTCTTTCTCCTGAAATTTGAGGTCCTTTCATTCTATCTCCTTTGGTCTTTCTGCATTCTCAAGCATTTCATCACTAAACCCTTTAAACAATGCTCCTGTAACCTGTGTAATTTTTGTTTGATTTTTATCTTCCATATCCATAATATCCGCTAACTTAAATAAGGCTTTCAATCTAGTCTCATCCTTATCAGTAGAGTTGATTACCCCCTTTATAGTTTCAAGTACATACTTTTCACTAATACCTAATTCTTCTAAAACTGGTTTGAGCTCTTCTTTCATAGCTGTTTTAATCCTCTCCATTTTTAATAATTGATTTGATTTAACCTTTGCATAACCAGGACTATTAGTAGGAAATGCTTTTAAATAAGCTTTAACTGGATCCATACCACCAGCCAAATAAGTCACAAAGATTGTTTCAAAATTGTTTATTTTTTTTCTATCTAAAACTACATCATCTACTTTTTTCCCACTAAACGAATAAATATTTTCTCTTCTAGAGCCATCCATCTTTACTCCTTTAGCTACAGGAAAGGTACCCGTACAAGTACCTATATACTCAACAATTTTATTTTTCCCCATACTACGCTTCATCGTACCACGTCTCAATATTTCTAATACACATCCATCATCAGTTCTAACCCATTCTCCAATCTGACCATCCCTCCAATCGCTTTGAACTATCAATCCTTCAGGTAAAACATCATCTGGTTCATATACTTTACAATCAATATTATTTACTCTATATACTCTCATATTACATATATGATCTATCTTACAATTAAAAGGACACTCCACACCTTTGGGTGTAGGAGTAATTTGTAATATGTAAGCTAGGATTCCAGTCAGTATCCACTGCTTTACCATTTTTTAACTCCATACTATTTACCCTCCTTATATTTATTAGGTTGATATCTATAATAAATAGTTTCGGTTTCTTCGCCATGAAATTCAGTACCTGATGGCACATCCCATTCTTTAGCTAAATTACCTGTTACTTTGTGCTTATCCCCAACTGGGTGTATATCTCCATCAAACGGTCATTTATGATAACCAGCTGGTATCTTATTTTTACCAGCCATTAATAACCCATTCCTCCACCAGTTCTTGGCATTTTAGGCGGGGTAGGAGAACCTCCACCACCCTGTACTCTACCTGCTTTCTTGCTAGGTAAGTTATTGCATGGTGCAGGGGACATACCTTTTGCCTTTGCATCTGCAATACATTGTTCTTTACTAGCATAACTTAAACCACCTTTTGGCATACTAACCTCCTTAGTTTTTAATTGAGGAAGATCTTTTTTTAGAATCTTTTTTCTTTTCGGGTGCTTGTGGAGGATTCATTTGCTTTAAATATTCATATAATACAGCAAATTGAATCTTCATTTCTCGCATCTCCTTAGTCAAATCTTCCCTTAGTAATCTTATTTTTTCGTTAAGTGACCAACCGTCTAGCGCCATCATTCTCTCCTTTTATTTCTTCTATTGTAGCAGATAATCTAGCTACCTCATCCTCTAAGAATGAGATCTTATAGGCTAGATGCTCCATATCAATAGATATCTTATTAATGTTATTAGCTGTATCTAAATTATCTATTATCATCCTCTTTACCTATCAATGCTTTATTTACTTCACTAGTAACATCCTTTATAAATTTCTTTTGAGAATCAGTAATATGTTCTCTAGGTTTAACTATACGATGACCATTAGGTCTTCTGTTATGTAATATAATCTCTAACAATCCCATAATATCCTTTCGATGTTCATGCGCCGAGCGTAGCGAGGTAAGAAAATCACGAAGTGATTTATTATGCCTCTCCAGACATATAATGTTCCCGCATATACTCTAACGCTTCTATATCCCATCCAGATTCCTCTAAGTTAAGAGTACCTTGAATGTGAGTTAAAAATTCTTTATCATCTATAACTTCTTCAGCTATATATTCAATCTCTTCATTCTCGGAGTTATACTCGATAGTTAATATATAGATTTTATTCTTTGAATTACTATTTGCCATATAATCTCCTTAATTTAGTATACTAGTTTACTAAGTTTAAAATAAATAAACAATACTTTTTTTTATACTCTAAGTTCAATAAAAACAAGCACTTACATTTTTACCTATTTTTATTTTTGAACTCGATTGCTAATCCAAATCAATTTATGTGTTCCAATAAAACCAATATCCTGCACCCACTATAATTAATATCACTATCCATCCTCCAATTGGATCAATCATGTTTATTATCCTTTCTTACTTGCTTATGTGAGTGACCTATATTCTCGCTGATATCAAATTTATTAACCATCCTACCGAATTTAAGAAAGAATAAACATAATATCAACAATAATGTTTTTATCATTCATCATCAAGAGTCAAATAGGCTACAATAGTCATGGCTCCAAAAATTAAAAATGATATTATAATATATACAACCTCCAAAATGAGGCCCCCCTTTTTATATCATAATATACAACAAAAAAGGTTAACTTTCAAAAACTATAGCATTTCATCGTATGGCTAATAAGTTGCACCACTCCCACTTGAGCAGGATTTTACATTCTGCTTTTACATTAATTTTCATTTCAAAAAAGGAGTTTTATTATGTTCAAGAAAGACGCAGAGTATTTATTCAACTTGCAAGTCACTGTAGATGGGAAAAGCAGAGTATACAGAGTTAAAGCCAAATTCACAGGTCAAGGTGAAGAACGCGATGGTGAAGACTATGGCTACTTCACAAGGCTACGGTCAGATGGGACATCAGCTACCTACATCCTATCCATGAAGCAAGCTAAGGCTATGTTACCTGTAAGTTGGGGTGCAGACAAGGAAGTTTGGGGAGAAGAAGGGTAACGCCTTCTTTATCTAACTGATATAAGTGTGTGAGCGTTAGTATATATACTCATGTCCTATCGCTTGCACACACAATATTATAATAAACTTATAGCAAACAGCAAGGAGATATAATGATAAGCATGTGTGATGATTATAATTGCAAAAATGGTATTATAACTATGTATTATGATGAAAGTAATGAAGTATTAGAAACATATAAATGTAAAGAATGTGAATGGATAGAGAAGAATTTTGATAAAGTTGACTGTTATGAACTATACTATGATAAGCAAGGTAACATTATTAATAAATTGAGCAAACAACAAGGAGTTAAACAATGGAAACATTAGACACAATCATTAGAATATTTATGATAAGTAGTATTGGTGCAATGATAGTAATGGCCATTAGAATGGGATATGAGGCTATTGATAGAGCAACTGAAGAAGAAAATGAAAGGAGTAAATAAATGTTAGTTTATATCTTAATATTCATTGGTATTTTAATATCAATATATAAAGCTTACTTAGATTATACTAAACCAGACATTAAATCATATTTCTGGTACCAAGGGCCTAAAATATATGGTTGGCAAACTAATGAGATATGTCAATTTTCAGAAAAAGACCCTCAAATATGGCGATCTGTTTCCAGAGATATGATTAATGGGAACTATAGGGATAGGGGTAAGTAATGTATTGTCCCTATAAGTATAAATATGAACTCATTGAATGTTTAAGTAAAAGATATAACAAACCTAAATCATTCTTTAATAAACTAAGAAAAAAGCAATTATATGCTATATTCTATAATACGAGGTAATATATGGACTCAAAGAAATATAAAAAGATTATTAAAACATTAAAAGATAAAGAATTAACAACGAGCAAAGATTTTGTAAAGAAACTCAAACAAAAACTAAGGAAACATAGAGATAATTTACCTGCTAGTAAATGTATAAGTTTTGAAGAGAGTTTAGATGATTATTATAAAATAATAAATGAAGGAGAGGCTTAAAATGTTAAAGAAAACTAAAATTAAAGACAATAAATGGAAAGATATGGAAGTAAGAACAGGTTATTTAACTCCAAAAAAGAAAATTTCTTATTTTGAGCTAATATTATTTATAGTATTCTTATCACCAGTATATTTATCCATTAATAATAAGATAAATGGTATAAAAATTGAACCAGCACATATTCACGAACAAATTGAACCCTGGTATATATGGGAAGATCAAGATAGATTCGGCACCGCTTTTAAAGTAGCCAGAGCCTTATTAGGGCCTGAAGGTATATTTACCTGGAATGGTAATGATTACACTACTCAATATAAAGAAGAATTATAGTTGGTGTCAAATAAGAGTAATAACTAATCACTGCAGCAAGACGAGATTGGTTGTTACTCTTTGAAATTTGGAGTATATATGTTTAATAAAACAATAAATTATCTATTAAATCCTAATAATTGGTGTGAACCAGAAGATAGAGCCTTTTATAAGCTATATTTATGGTTTACACTTGTTACCAGTTACATATTAATAGGAACATATTATTATGATCAAGAATTATTAAGAATGTTCTTTTGGCCATTACATTATGGATATTTTGGCCATTAATCAAACAAAGGAGTAAACAATGACAATACTAATAGCAAGTATAATAATAATAAATATCGCATTATTTACAGTAATAATCAAATTTTGTATTAATGCAAATGTAGTGATACGTCACTTAAATCATAGAATTAGCAGAATAGAGGGGAATTAAATGCCCAACAGAGCTGCAAAACATAGAAAACAAGAGCGCAGGAAGAAGAATGAGTATCTTTCTGTGAATGGACGAACAGCAAACCAAATAGCACGTAATAAAAGACGAAAGGAAAAATAAAGATGGAGCTAGACACTAACATACTACAAACACGAACTGTAACTGAAATTGTTAATGTATTAAGGAATGTAGAGAGAGAGCTGATTATACCAAAAAATAAAGATAGAGTAGGCGAAATTATTAATAAACATGAAATCGCTATATCTTTAGTGAGCAGTTATAAATAGCTTTGTTTGCTCAGGTTATAACCAAAATGGGGTCAGGTTTGCTCTTTCTCTGGCCCCTAAAATTAGAAGGAGAACATATGGAGCAAGAATGGATTAGTGATTGTTGTGGAGAACCTCAAGATGAAAAATTTGGATTTAATGATTTTTTAACTTATCAACCAATTGGTATATGTAGTAAATGTAAAGAACATGTATCATTTAGTAAATCACAAGAAGGAGAAGAATAAATGGTTAAAATAAAAGACAAAATAACAGGCAAATTACAAGATTATTATATAAAATATTATAAAAAGGGTAAATTAATGGCAGACACCAGAGATATTAAAAAAAAGAAAAAAAATAAAGTTGTAGAAGAAACTTTAAATAAAGATTTATGGGATTGTCCTCAATGTGGCAAACATTCAATGGAAGAAGTATTCTTTGCAGGGACAAATCATCCAGATGGTGAACCAGGATTATTATGTTTTGTATGTCATTATATGTTATCAGGAGAGATATTAGAAGATTATATGACTGATGAAGATGGATGGAGGGAAGAATTATGAAATATATAGTATATTTTAAATTCAAAGATGATGATAATAAATTAAATGATATCCCATTAAATACCTGGGAAACTGAAATTGAATCAAAAGCATATAGAGATGGTTATATGGATGCAATATTGAATCATACAGGTAATGCTAAAAGGACTGAAGTAATGGGATTATTTACTATTAAAAGACTTGACGATACAATCGTTGAAGATGTTGTTAACAAAAAAACAAAGAAGGAGAAATAAAATGGCCGCAAATATTAAACTCTTATCAGGTGGTGGTTTCGTAGATCAGTCTGTATCTTCAGAAACTGTTGGTGACCTTAGGACTGAATTAGATATAGCATCAGGTGCTGTAATTTCAGTAAATGGTCAAAATGTACGTGATGGGCATGCATTAGCAGATGGTGATATGGTTGCTGCAGTGCATAATGATAAAACTGGCGGTATTGTATAAGCCGACCACGGTGAATACAGTGCAGAGCATAGGGGTTGATTTATTTCAGCCCCTTTGCAACTCAAACAATAATCATAAAGGAGAGAGTTATGGGTTTTGATGTTTCAGGAGTAAATCCTAAAATAAATACTAAAGATGATGAATTCCCATTATTAGAAAAATATAATTGGAATAATTTTGATAATTTTCAGGATAAATATAAAGCAATGGAAGAGAATAATGAAAAAGATGAGTATTGGGAACAATATGAAGCTCATCAAGCAGCTAATCCAGTTGTATATTTCAGAAATAATGTATGGTGGTGGCGTCCACTATGGGATTTTGTGTGTAATAATTGTCAAGATATATTAAGCAAAGAAGATATGGAAAATGGATCTTTTAATAATGGTTATGAAATCAATGAAAGTAAATCTAATAAAATAGCTAAAAGATTATACATATTATTAGAAGATAAAACAGTAGATGATTATGAGTTAGCTTATGAAGAATTTCGTAAAAATAAAAAAGAATCTGGAGATGAAGAAGACTCATTCTTGGGGAACTATCCATTTTGTAGAGATAATATAGCTAGATTTGCCAAATTTTGCGAAGAATCTGGTGGATTTATTATTTGTTAAGGTAAAAATGAGAGAAGAGCCAAAGATTACATACTGTAAATTAAAATATTGCACTAAATGTTCATATGTATGGGAAACTCATTATTGTTTAAGCAATAGAATAACTAAAATATACAAATATAAAGAGTTACCTTCATATAAATTAGATAGACAAATATGTGCACAATGCGAAAGGGAGAGAAATGGAGACACTACTACTTACAAAAAAGCTAAAAGAGTGGAAACCCAATATTGCTGAGATATCTGATAGATTAATTATGGGCCCACAAAGAGATGCACTTGAAAGATTACAACAAATAAATAATAGATATGGTCTAAGTCTAGGAATAACAAAGACTTATAGATGGTCTGCGGGATATATGGATCAAATTAA